AGCCCCTCCCACCCGGCCGCCATTTGTGCCAGCGCACCATCCAGCGCCAATCCCATGCGGGACCAGACCTCTTTTGCAAGATCGGCGAGTAGTCGGAACGCCTCTCCAACGCCGCCAACCCGGGTGACAAGTTGCGAGAATTGATAGACCAGCTCGCCAGCGCCGACGATCAGCGCCCCGATCCCGGTGCGGATCAGCGCGCCGCGCAGGAAGACCAGTGCTGTGGCCAGCCCGCGCACGGACAGGGCAGCTGCCGCCATGCCAGCCACCCAGCGTCCGGCCATGATGCCCGCGAACGTCGCGGCATAGGTCGTCAGCCGTCCGAGGTTGTCGAACAGCGCCTTGATCGCGATGCCCAGCGGCCCGGTGCGGCTGGCAATCGCCGCCATGGCATTCGCCACCGCTTCCAAGGATGGCGCAGCGGCGACAGCAAGCTGGTTCGACAGCCCGCGCCAGATCAGGCCGAGACGCGAGATCGCGTCATTGGTGCGTTCAATCTGGTCTGCGTCAGCTTCGGAAACGACCACCCCGAAGGCAAGCACGTCCTCGGTCGCCTGGCGCAGCGTCGCCGTGTCAATCCGGGTGAACACCAGCGCCGCGCGGTCGCCGAAGAGCTGCGAGGCCACTGCCGCGCGTTCGGCTTCGGGGACAAATTGGCCGAGCGCTTCCTGAATGGCCGCGATGCGCGCATCCAGCGGCAGGCGCTGGAGCTCTTCGGCCGAGAGGTGCAGGCGGTCCAAGGCATCGACCGCTGGTCCGGTTCCAGCGGCCGCCTGGCTCAGCCGTCGCGTCAGTTGCACGGTGGCCTGCTCGACCTGACCCATCGACACGCCCGCCAGATCGCCCGCCCGCTCCAGTACCTGAAGGCTGGCGACCGTCGTGCCCAGCGACGGCGCCATCTTGGCCTGCGCATCGACGGTCTGCAGGCCGGAGCGGATCATCGCGACCCCCGCCGCCGCCAGCGCTGCAGTTGCAGCAGCTGCGGCAAGCGTGGCGCGGCGGGCAAAGGCGGCAACGCGCGCATTCGCCATGTCCATTTCGCGCGACAGCCGCCCGAACCCGCGCGCCCCGGCCTCGCCTACACCTTCCAACTCGGCGCGAACCTGGCGGCCGCCCTCCGCCACGAGGCGGACGGATACACGTTTTTCAGCCATCGCGGCGTCCTTCCATTTGTTCGTTCAATTTGCGGACCATCACCGCCTCAATCTCGGGCAGCAGTTCGGCGGCGATCAGGGCGTCGATGCCCAGCGCGGCCGCGAGTGCGAGGGCCGCGCCCATGTCCCATCCCAACACAGCGCCGGGGATCACACGTAGTTGGCCCCCGAGGCGGCCGACCAGATCCCAGACCTGCCAGCCCTCCGGCGTTCGCGGCTGGTTCAGTCTTGCGGGGCAGTCGGGGCAATTGCCCTCGCGGCCCTCGAAGGGTGGGCAGGCCGCGCAGTACCGATCGCCCCCGCCGAAGGACCACTCGGCGAGAGCGCGGAGACGTTTTTTTCGGCGTCCAGGATCAGGCCACGCGCGACGTATTGAGTCTGGAACGCCTCGAAGACCGGCCAGATTTCCAGAAGGGCATCGATGCCCTCGGGGGAGACGGGGACTATGTTGCCCACGTCATCGCCGACACCTTCCCAATCCAGCACTGCGCGGCGGGCCACGGCTTTGGCCATGACGAGGGCGAGTTCCTCTTGGGAAGCACCATCGGGCAGTCCTTCGATTGCCGGATCGGCGCGGGCCGAGACCATCAGGGCGGTGGTCAGCGGGCCGACAAGCAAGCGCAGGCCGGGGGCGAGGTCCAGCCATTGTGGCGTGGCGGTCAGGTTCAGGCGGATCATCAGTATGCCTCGATATCGTTGATCAGGGTTGCGGTGCACATGCGGGCGGGGCTGGCAGCTTTCGCCGCTTGCCAGTCAAAGGTGGCCTGCACGCCCTGCGGCCCGGAAATCTCGATCCGGGGTCGCGGGAGGTAGACGGCGTGAACGGTGAAGGTGAAGCTATCCCCGGAGGGCAGGACATAGGCGAAGCTGATCTCGCACGGATCGCCGTTGATCGCTTGCGTCACCAGCGTGCTGTCGGCAAAGCGGACCTCGATCCGGCCGGTCAGTGCTGCGATGGACGGGTCTGCCCCGTCGATCTTGCCGTCGCTGCGGATGGTCTCGATCCGGTCGAGGTTGTTGGCATAGGTGATTTCCGCCGAGACCACGTTGCCGAGGGCGCTGCCGTCTCGGCTGATCGCGCCGTTAAAATGGCCGAACCGCTTCAGGGCTAGCTCGGCGGGCGTGCCTGCGCCGCTCAAAATAGCGATGGCCTCGCCTTGCGCCACCAGCCGTGCTGTGGCGGTCAGCAGGCCAGAGCGTTGCACCTGCCACGACAGCTGATCCAGCACGCAGCCAGAATACATCGCAAAGCGCGGCACCTCGGGCATGCCGGTCTCGATGGACATTGAGGGCAAGGTCCAGCCGCCCGAGCGGAACTCATGGGTGTATGGCCCGGCACCAGAGGTGATCGGATCCCCGAAGGCCGCCTTCAGCCAAAACCCGAAGGCCTCGGCGTCGATTGCCACCACCACATCTCCATCGGCCGTCACCGCGTCCTTGATTGGGGCGAGAGGGTCGCGGCCATACCCAAGTAATTCGCTGTTCAGAAGCGGCTGTTCCGATCCCAACGAGGTGCTGGCAAAGGGCATCTTTGTGAAACCACTGAGCGGCGGGGTCCCGTAAACCGTCTCATACGCAAGCGCCATCTGCGCCCGCGCGCCTTGCGCACGTGCCATGGGGGTCTCCTTTATGGTGGATATCAGGCCAGAGGGCCGGTGGTCGTATAGTGCAGGACGACGGTGATGACCGCCGCCTTCAGGGCCGCAGCGCCCTCAACGGGCAGATCGACCGATGCCGGGGCTTCGGGTTCAACCCAGTCGCATAACCCGCCCAATGTACGATCGGCTTCCAGTGCGGCGCCGATGGAGGCAATCAGGCTGTCGAATGCCGTGGCGCGGCTATTAGAGGCCTGGACGACGACCTCCAACTCGGCGCGGTGCTGATAGTGGTAGCGCAGGGGTGACAGCGTCACTTCCGGTTCGCCCGGCTGGCCATCGCGCAGGATGATCAGACCTGCCACCGGGATCCGCTCGGGCAGAACCTCGTCACGCAAGGTGAGGGCTGCAACAGACTGCAGCCGCTCCAGCAGGGTGGAGAGGACGTTCTCACGCGTAGTGGACAATTAGACACCGTTTTCTGATCTTGTCATGAAGATGCGACCTACGCTGGGTTGCGCGAATAGTCGTCAAATTTATTGGAGTTATGAATTGCCAAGCAGCGCATTCAACGTATTCAACAACAAAAAGAGAGCAGAAGTTCTCGAGATTGCGCAAGTTTTTGAAGACATAAACAATCGTCCTGGACCTAACACAAAATATAGTCTCTTGAACGGTGCGCTTGTGCTGCTCGTTTCCAGCTGGGAAGTCTATTGCGAAGATGTTTGCAAACAAGCTGCCGCATCAATTCATGGTCGAGCATCTTTGACTTTCGCAAATCTCGATGAAAAGCTTCGCAAGGACCTGATTCAATATGCGGGTAGCCAATACAAAGGAAACCAAGACCCGCTTTTAGAAAAAGTTGCTTTGCTTCCAGATGGTGGTTGGAGACAGCTATTGGTTGATCGTCTTGCAGAGTACACCCCTGATTTCAACACTCCAAAGTTCACGCGACAACGGGGCAAGGATTTAAACGGCCTGTTTAGGCAAGTATTGGGGATCAAGATATCAACTGCTCTAGAAAGCTTTCTTGAGGATCAGGGTCTATGCGCGCGCCTGGATGGTGTAGTCACGCTTCGCGGTGAAATTGCGCATACAGGTGATGCACAAGCAGGAAATAGGCTTACGTGCGCCCTTCTAAGGCTGCATACCGCATCATTTATTGAAGCCGCCGCAGCAATTGATGTGATTATCCACCGAGAGTTTCGGACCAAGCTTGGATTTGCCCCATGGCAGATTACTCAGCCTATTCGTAACACTCTGAGGCCGATTGCGCAAAACAAGATCTGAATTAAGCCACTATCAGTTTCGTCCCTCCACCCACTTCGCCACGATCAGCCCTGGCATGCCATCCACGGCATTCACCGCATCCCGCGCCAGATCCAGCCGTTTGCGCAACTTGACCTGCGGCACCAACAGGAAGATCGGCACGGTTGCCACGCCGCGTCCGGTTTTGGACTTTGACGCCACAGCCCGACCTTTGGAATTCAGCCGCCCTTCGGCCACCAGCAGGCTTGGCCCCCGGCGGCGATAGATGAACCGCAGGCGCAAGCCGGTGCGGCGTTCCCATTCGTCGGGGGTGATGCGGCCGCCTTTGCTGCTTTTGCCAGCGGCCGGGGTGGGGATCGCCAGCCAGAACCCATTCTTGGACCGGATCAGCGGGCCGGTATCATGTGCACCGATGATCACCGGTGCGTTCGACCAGACCAGCGCCGCCGCGTTCAAGCTGTCGCCGGATTTGGGGAAGCTGGCGAGGCGAATGGAGTTGCCAAGCCTTATGCCCAGCCCAGCGCCGGTGATCTGTGTCCGCCAGGCGGATTTTAGACCGGTGCCCGCCTCGCGCATGGCGGCGGACACTGCCTTTTCCCCGGCGGCGATTTCGGCCTGCATCAAGGCGGCGATGTCGGGATTGATCTCGATCCTGAGCCTCATGTTGGCCGCAGGTCCAAGGACCAGATCAGGCGTTCACGGTCGCGGACTGGTTCGCCTTGGATGGTGAAGCTGTCGGCCCCGATCACGATCAGATCGCTGGGGCGGGGATCGGGCAGGTCTGCGATGAGCACGTCCACCATCATGGTGTCGCTGACGAAGCGCGCCGCCCCAAATTCGGTGATGCGATCTGGCGCACGACGTATGACGCGGATTGGCGTTTCCTCTGACGTGGTGGCCGAGATCCACAATGCGGCCACCGCCATGGACGGGTTGGCATAGATGCGGTCCATGGCGGTGGCAAAGACGTTCATGGCGGACCCGTCAGTTCGAGGTC